CGGCTTGCGGATTAACAAAGGCAATCGCCTTATCGATTAAGTTTAATTCAACCTTCTTCACTTACGCCATTCCAAGAGAGCGAGAGGGGCCGAACTTTGCGTAGGTAGTGCGAACTCTTCCACCAGTCGCTTGCTGAATGGCGAGGGTTAGCTCCATAATCGTATCTCTCACCTCACCGAGATTCGCTCTTGAAAACGAACGACCAGCTATCGAATAGCTTGAACCCGCCACCGCAATCGCCTCAAGACAAGTAACATACTTATCACGCAAGGAAGTTAGGGTGGCAAGGGGTAGGCCAATGAAATCACCCTTCGCCATTATCAAACTCACTTTCTGTCAAACTTGCGGGCGAGACTTTCAACCGCCCATACAAGGCCGCCCCAACAATGTTCATACATTCACAGTCCATCAAATGATTATGCTTGCCGACTTGCTTCCACACAAGCCTTTCCCTTCCAGTCATAGGGTTTTTCACTCGCACCTTCACCTCTGCTTCGATATGCACACGCCAGACATCGGGGGTATCCAATGCGATGTAGCCGGGCTCTTTGATTAGGTTGGAGAGGATGTCTTTGATGGATGGGTTCGACCAACGCCAAACTGGGCAGAACTTCCACTTCCACCCCGCCTTCGATTGAACTGCCTTACCGCTGAATGGGTCACCATTGGCAATTCGAGCGTAGGGGCGTTGTAGTTTTTGCTCCCCCACAATTTCAGAGAAGCTAGTGCGATCTGAACCCACCAAGGCCATCCATCCGTTCTTACAACAATTATAATAAACATCTCTAGTTTGATCGCCCGAATCGCAGAATACGCACTTCGACTCTACCCCAAACTCCTCTGCCTTGGCTTGGATGTCCCCCCAAGTCTCAAGCCTTCCAGCCCATACTAGCCTTGACCTTCCCTCTAAATCCCAAGCCCGAACAACGCACCAAGCGTGGAAGCCCCCCGCCTCTTGGATGTCGCAAGCCATAATCAGCTTCTCATTAACTCTGACTTCGCCCATCTTGTAGTCGCCAGCCACAATCTCCATCTTCTCGCTTTCGTGTTCCATCCAAGGCTCTGCAAGAACTCGGTTCACGAAGTCTTGTAGCCCTATGATTCCATTGTGCTTATCTTGCAGAAACTTCACCGCCAAACTTCCGAAGCTAACCCAAGGGGCATATAGACCATTGAGATGATAGGAGCGTCTGGCTGGTTCGCCCTTTAGGTTGGTTGCCCTCCACTCGCCCTCTCGAAGCATCTTGGTTTTCTGTCCGTCTGTAATCTTTTCCTTGCACTCCTCGCACTCGTAGTAGGTCGAGGACTTAACCAGCTTAAAATCATAAACCCCATCCTCGATCTTGGCGGCCTCGTCCCACTTTACTTGCCCCCAAACCAGCTTCTGCTTATGCCCACAATGAGGACAAGGCACGAAGTAAAAACGCATATCGCCCTTCTGCCACTCGCTCCAAATGATTGAGTCGGCAGTTGTGGGGGTGCTGGTTGCTATGATGAGATGGTTTGGGTAGGTGCTGACTCGTGCCTCTGCTAATTGAACTGGGTTCGCCTCTCGCCCCGCCCCTGCTTGCTCTGGGAACTTGTCCACCTCATCCATACATAGCAACGCAATCGAGCGACTAGAAAGAGCCGAGGGGCTTGTGCCCGCCCACCACACCGAACATCGCTTGAAGTGTTGCTCTAGGATTTTTATGCGGTCTGTATTGTCTGGTCGTTCTTTGGCTAACGCTGGGCAGTCGTCAATCATTGGAAGCCATCGGGTTTCCGTGAATGATCGAGCTAGATGTTCCGATGGCATAACCCACAATACTGGGCAAGGTCGTTCTGCTACTCGGTACGCTAGGCCAGCCAGAATCGTTGTGGTCTTGCTTGTTTGTGCTCCCCATACCAATACCACCCGCCGAATTGAATCATCGCCAAAAGCCTCTAGCGGTTCACGGACATAGGGCGTGAGCGTTGTTGAATAAGCACCGGGTATGTTCGTAACTCTTGCGGAGAGCGTTAGGTTTTTCTCTGCCCATTCTGAAATTGAGAGTTTCTCTGCTGGCTCAAAGAGTGACCTAGCAAAATCTTTAATTGAGGCAAGGTTTGTCATCAAAGAGGCTTTCTGCCGTTTTGTTCTTCTCTTCTTTTCTTTTCTTCTTTATTTCTTTATATTTTTGATATGCCTCGCTCTTGGGCTGTGCTTGCCCAAGCCCCTTGCACCAATAGTCATTTCTCAATAAAACCCTGCACATTCTCCTCCAAGACGGTGCCCAGCATTTAACCTCTAGTTCGTGCGGAGCTTCCTCTGGTATTGTTGCGTATCCCCTTTGATGCCATCCATAAATAAACTTCTTAAATCTTACGGCATAATGATCTCTTGTTTTTTGCGGCATCGTTGCAAGTAGAAGATTGCAAAAACTTTTCCAAGTATGCTTTTCTGGTTTTGTTATCTTGTTATATCCATTTATGTTTCCCCTTTCCTCTATATACAAAGAACCAGAATTAGCCCCATTCACCCTAGCTATTAACCTAAACCAAGTTTGCGGTTCTAAAATGTGGTATAGCCAAAGCCCCCTTCTTTGATCGTCTCCAAATGGTTGACACAACCTTTGCTGACTAATTTTCACCCCGGCCATATGCATTTTGTCGTATATTCTATTGTGCGGCTTGTCTTTATATTTCGAATGGAATCTCCATATATCTTCAGTTAGCCAATCATATATAGGATAAACATTATAGACATTATCGACTATCTTTGTTGTCCATCTGCGACCGCCAAGCATAAGGTCTTTCTTTTCCCAAGTAGCAATAGCACAATATCTGTGAAGGCTTTCTTGTGCCCTAATTCCAATAAACCCTGCTGTTTTCTTGCCTTGTCCATACCATTCGCCAAATAGAACAATAAACTCTTCAAACTCCATTCCATCCATCCCAAACGGATAGTCTTTTATTCCTTTTGCAAATAGTGGTTTTTCTCTTACCCAAATATCTTTCTTCTCCTCATCCCAAGCCTTCCATCTTGGCTCATAGTTTGTTACCGCATTTCTTAAAAGCATTGGAACGCATATCCAATGTGGGTCAATGTTGTGTCGGTACATCTGGAACATTTCTTTGGCGTGGGATATTGTTTCAGAGTATTGAGCCTCAAGGTCTATAAACATTACACCTATCTTTTTGTTTCTCTTTATGGCTTCTTCCATAACAAGATGAAACATTACGCTACTATCTTTGCCACCAGAAAAAGCTATATATTGCCTTTCTGTATTATCGAATGTTTCACTTATTCTTTTCCGTGACGCATCCAACACGCTGACATTGTGGTATCTTTTAATTGCCATATCAATAAATATCGGATTGCCGATCTCCAGAATAAGCCTCTTCCATAGTTACTTCTTTGCGTTTGTTTTCAACTAGCCACTTGTTTAGGTATTCCAAGGCAGACTGATTGGCCGCCTCTTGCTCTGCTTCTGTAAGCAAAAAGAAACCGCCCCGGTATGAAGATGGTATTCCAAGGGCATAACAAGCTGACGCTTGCCCAAGCCAAGCGATTCTATTCATAGAGCTATTGGTTAGGTAATGCTCGCAAGAGTTTTTCCATTCTGTAATTACCTTTTCTAATGTTGCTTCAAATTTTGGAATATCTGAAAGGAATTTACGATATTCCTCTTCGCATTCGGTCTTGGTCATATCTTCTTTTGTGGTCGCATAAAACCCCGCTTTATGGCATTCCCACTTTTCGTATGTGTGGAAGATTCTGTTTTCATCACTTGTATTTACAGTTCTAAACTTTTCTGCCTCCTCTCCGTATGTAGAGATATCATCTGTAAGTTCTTCAAAATCCTTCTCTGTTACTTGGCCCTCGATATCCCAAGACTTTGAGAATTGCTGATCTTGGAACAAGTCGGCAAGGCCGGTAATCTGGCAGAGCCTTAAAATCTCATCTTGATCCATTCCAAGTTCTCTGGATATTTTTTCGTCTGACCAATTCCGTCTTTTCAACTCAACAACAATATCCGACATAGCTTCAACCTTATGCTTGCCCCTTGCTCGATTATGGCGAATGGTTGCGGCTATGCGGTCGCTTTTATCTGTTCTGTCCTCTTTAATTTTTACGATTGGCAAATAGCCCATCACCCTAGTTCTAATATCTAAATCTTCCTTGCCACATCGGTTTCTGTGGAATCCGTCGATTACCTCAAATTGACCATTCTCGTTCGGCATAGCAACGATTGGTTGCGTATATCCATCAGATAAAATTGATACTTTTAATAGTTCCATTTCCGGGGGTGCAACGCTGTTCGGGTTGTAGTCGTTGGCGTGAACATCATTTTGCTTAACCCACAAAACGCAATCTACTGGCTCGGTTGCGAACGGACTGATTTCGTGAAGCTGTATCTTAATTTCGTTTATCGCATTTACCCTTTCTTCAAGAGGAAGTTTTGCGATTGCCTTAATTTGTTGTGCTATTGAGGATTTCATTCTCAATGTTTTATTGAGTTTATTTTGAACCGTCAATAATTATTTTCATCTCTTAACCAGATAATCTTTCGCATACGCCCAAGCTGGGTTCATATGGATTTCGTGATGGCACTCCCAGCATACAGCCAAGAAGAACTCTACCTCGTTGAGCCTATCCCCAAACCTTCCTCGCCTATGATGAACTTGGCTTGCCATCTTGCATCGGCACACTTGGCAGACTGGATTGTTGGTTAGAAACTTCTCTCGCACATCTTTATAGACTTCGTTCTGGCCTTTTCTCTTTGCAGATACTCGTCGTAGTTTCCCACCTCGCTTGAGTGGGGTTTTGCGTTTAAGTGGAGAGCGTTTCATTGGTCAAAGAATGGAAGCACTATCGCCAAGACACATAAGGCACACAAGATTGCTAAAAAACATTCGTTCATTTGAATGCTCCTTCTGCCTTTTGAATCGTCACAAAGATTTGATCGATGCCCTCTTGAATAGCCCTTTTGGCACATTCTGGGTCGGATGGGTTTGCTCTTGCGGCCAAGCTTGAAGGCATAGCGTCCATTAGGTTTCTAATTGCTCCCAACCACTTGCCGAACACTTCTCGCACCTCGTCCATTCTCACTAGCACTCTGGTTACTTCCTCGAATCTGGCGTGTTCCATTTCGGCCTCTGCGACTCGCTTTTTTGCTTCGCCCCATCCTTGAACTGCGGCTCGCATAGCGACTGGGTTTTTGTTTGTGGCCGCTGTGGCTACCAACGAGTAAGCAACTACCTCGGCTTGCTTCGCTCGATTCAATCTGCCAAGCGAGCTTGTCGATTTGTATGACTCGGCATCCAATCCCTTCGATGGTTCGGAGGAGGTCTGGTATGGTGTTGAACTTATCTCGGTCTTGCTCACCCTCTTTTGATTCGCCAGCTTCCAACGCTCTGCATCGCTCACGCTTGTAAGAGGCATCCCTGCTTTTACGAACTTTGAAATGGCCGCCCTTGAGACATTCCATTTTGAGGCTAGGTCTGTTTGTCTTATCATTTCTCACAAGGGCTTTCCACACGCCAAGCATTTCTCGCCCCCCCCACCCTCTTCGCCTTCTGGACTTGTTGCCTCCATCATCTTTCCGATCTCATCCAAGCTGAACCCGGTTATGTCTATGTCGATCTCCCCTGCGTCCAGTTCCTCTAGGATGTCTTTGAGTTGAGGCATATCAAATTCACCACTCAACTTGTTAAGAGCAAGGTTGGCCGCTTTCTCTTGCGTCTCATCCAACCACACCGCCCACACATCGACCTCATCTTTGCCAAGTGCCAAATAGCACTTTAGCCTTTGATGTCCTCCAACGATGTTCCCAGTTTTGGCGTTCCAAGTTATTGGTTGAAGATTCCCAAGTTCGCTCAAAGATTTTGTGAGCCTACCCAAAGCCTCGGAAGTAATTTTTCTAGGATTGTATTTTGCTGGTGAAAGCTCGCTGATTTTCTTTGTTACTAAAGAGGGATATTTCATAAGTTCAAAAAAGTTACGCAGATTTCTTTTTGTAAGTGGTTAACCAAAAGATTCTTAAGTTAACTCCCACAAAAAAGTCGTGGTCGGAACC